CCAAGGCACAGAGAACCGTTGCTAATGAAATCGTTAACATGCGTAATAGAATAATCGTTTCATTCGCATTTTTATTACCCCTCTTCTACCTCGCAATGGGCCATATGCTTGGGCTTCCCCTTCCGCCGGTGTTCCACGGCGCAGAAAATTCCATTATCTATGCATTAACTCAATATTTACTGCTTCTACCCATTATCCTAGTTAACCGCAAGTATTATTCCGCAGGGTTTAAATCACTTATTCGCCGCACGCCGAATATGGACTCCCTTATCGCTATAGGTTCCGCCGCCGCAATAATTTATGGGATTATCGCTCTCTATCTTATCGGCTACGGCTTAGGACACGATGATAACGCTCTTACCGCACGGTATTCTATGGATTTATATTTAGAATCCGCAGGCATGATATTAACTCTCATTACCCTTGGTAAATACCTTGAATCGCGTTCAAAGGGCAAAACCTCAGAGGTAATAAGAAAGCTTATGAACCTTGCGCCCAAGACTGCTGCAGTAAGGCGAGAGGGAGTTGAATTTATTATCCCTATAGAAGAACTCATAAAGGGCGACACAGTTATTATCCGCGCAGGAGGAAGCGTGCCAGCCGACGGCAGAATCATAGAAGGCGCAGGGGCCTTAGACCAATCCTCTGTTACAGGCGAAAGCATACCTGTAGATAAAGGTATAGGTGACAATGTGATTGCTTCATCAATTCTAAGAAGCGGTTATATAGAGATTAGCGCCGAGCGCGTAGGAGAAGAAACTACGCTCTCCGAGATTATTCGTCTCGTAGAAGAAGCTTCTTCTTCGAAGGCACCGGTATCTAAGCTAGCCGACAAGATAAGCGGTGTATTCGTTCCTGTCGTAATCGGGATATCGCTGCTAACTTTTGTTGCTTGGTTGATTGCGGGTTACGGCATAGAATTCGCGCTGACTGTTGCAATTGCCGTGCTCGTAATCTCCTGCCCATGCGCTCTTGGCCTTGCGACTCCTGTCGCAATTATGGTCGGTACGGGACAAGGCGCAATAAACGGAATTTTGGTCAAATCCGCCGCGGCGCTTGAGGAATTAAGAAACATTGATACTGTGGTACTGGATAAAACCGGCACCATTACTGAAGGTAAGCCTGAAGTAAAGGAAATAATTCCTTACGGTGTAAGCCGAAAGGAATTATTGACATTCGCGGCATCTCTTGAGAAACTTTCCGAACATCCTCTCGCCCTTGCGGTTATTCGCCGCGCTGAAGAAGAAAAAATAACTCTTATTCCCGTAAAAGACTATGAGACTGTATCCGGAAGAGGTGTCAAAGGAATGATTAACGGAATGGTTTTTTATGCCGGAAATCCCGCATTTATGAGCGAATCCGGCATAGACATAACTCATTATTCCAAGGATATAGATCTAATACTGTCTCATGGAATCACACCACTATATTTCGGCTCAGAGGGAAAGCTTATAGGTATAATCGGCGCCTTAGACAAGATAAAACAAGGAAGTACAAAGGCAATAGAAAGATTTAAAGATGCGGGAATAAACGTAATAATGCTGACAGGAGACAATGAAACCGCCGCCGAAGCGGTCAGGGTTAAGGCTGGAATAGATAAAGCATATTCAGGCGTACTCCCCGCCGATAAAGAAAAGATAATCCGTGAACTCCAAGAGGCCGGACATAGAGTAGCTATGGTCGGCGACGGCATTAATGATGCGCCCGCCCTCGCTAGGGCAAACGTCGGGATTGCGATAGGCGCGGGAACAGATATTGCGATAGAATCTGCCGATATCGTGCTAATGAGAAACGACCTTAGGGATGCTGCCGACGCGGTAAGATTAAGCCGCGCGGTTATTCGTAACGTAAAGCAGAACCTGTTCTGGGCATTTATATATAACGTAATAGGCATTCCGATTGCCGCAGGCGTTCTGTATCCGGCGATAGGCTTAAGGCTTAATCCTATGCTGGGCGCGCTCGCTATGAGTATGAGTTCCATATTCGTTGTAACAAATGCATTAAGGCTAAGAGGCTTTAAGCCTATGCCAAAAGAATGCGATAGTAACTGCTCAATTGAAATAAGTAGAGAAACACTTAAAGGAGATATGAAAATGAAAAAGATAATTAAAATTGAAGGCATGGTTTGCCCGCATTGTCAAGCAAGAGTAGAATCGGTACTCAAGGATATAGAAGGCGTGAGCGAAGCCTCGGTAAATCTTACAGCTGCGGAGGCAGTAGTAAACCTATCCGTGCCTGTTTCCGATGAAAACCTTAAAGACGCTATAGACTCGGCAGGATACAAAGTATTATCCGTTACGGAAGAATAAGATGAAAGCAGACAGAAGTGAAATTGAAAGACTAGTTAAGACCGCACGCGGCCAACTCGACGGAATACTGAAGATGATAGAAGAAGACAGATATTGTATTGATATTTCCAATCAATTACTTGCTTCCCTCGCCGTACTTAAAAAAGCAAACAATAAGATAATCGCGGCGCACTTAAATTCCTGCGTCAAGAGCGCAATCGAAGACGGCTCAGGCGAACAGAAACTTAAGGAATTGTCAGAGCTTATTGACCGATTATAAGTTCCCTGTGTACTTAAAAAACGCCGTCTTATTACGACGGCGTTTATTAATTTATGCTTCTACAGAGTTTTCAGTTGCATTTGCTGCTTCGCGTCTTTCAGCGAGTTCTCTCGTAATCTGCTTCTTCTTATCGCCTCTTAAGTCATAGAAGAAAATCGGAATTGCGGCGAGTAAGCTGGTTATTCCGGGCACTACGGTATATGTGAAATACACTCCTTTCTTGACTGATTCAGTAAATACCGTTTCTGTCGCAGAGTAACCAAATACGCCGATTAGCGCGATAGCAACCGCGGCGCCCATTGCGAGCGCAATCTTGATTGAAAAGCTAAGTACAGCATATGCTACGCCTTCTGTTCTCTTTCCTGTCTTCCATTCATAATAATCCACGCTGTCAGCTACCATTATCATAGGCATAATGTTTACCGCGCCGAATTGGAATCCTAGGAGGAAAAGGAATATAAGCATAAGCCATAATGTCTGATATCCGACAAGGAATGTCGCAATAGAGATAAAGAATCCGTAAATGCTCATACCGAGGAAGACTTTCTTTTCGTCGAATTTCTTGATAAGAAGCGGCGTTAAAGTCATAGAAAGCATCGTGCCTATCGCGGCGGTGATACCAAGAAGCAATATTTTGTTGGCTCCGCCTAGAATTGCGTTTGCTGCTTGAAGCTGGATAGCCATCGCGGCCTCTCTGGCAAAGCCGAGAATGTAGGAGAGCATCACGAGGAGCAGAGGTTTATTATTCTTAAGCGCTGTAAACATATCCTTGAAGCTCATATGCTCGGATTTATACGGCACGCGCTCTTTGGTGGATAAGCCTGTCAAGGCAAAAAGCCCCGCTCCAACTAAGGCAATAAAAATTGCTCCGATGATATACTCCGCTTTACTGATCAAACCCTCAAATCCTGCTCCGCCGGGCACTATCAAACAAATAATTAATACAAATACAAAAGGTGACGCCTTGCCGATGGACTTTAAGGTATTGGCTATCGTCAGCATATTGGTTCGCTCCTCCGGATCGGGAGTGAGCACCGCGCCGATACCCTGCGAGGGCACGTCACCGAGGGTCATTGCCATACACCATATCGTATAAGTAACAAATATGTAAATATACATCAGAGTACTGTTTTTAAAATTTATCGGAATAAAAATCAAAATCGTCAGAACAATAAGCGGAATAATCGACATATAAATAAAAGGTTTTAATTTGCCGATTTTACCCTTCTCTCTCTTCTCTATCATATTGCCTACAAAAGGGTCGAATACAGCGCTGGCGACCTTGCCGGCAAGGAGTATAAACGCAATAATAGTAAAGTCCGCGCCCATCGCCATATTATAAAATTCCGCTTGATAGGAATTAAGATAAAATACAATAGCCTGTAATCCGAACAGTCCCATGGAATACGCCAGTATTTCCTTCATGGGCATAAATTTCTTCTTTGTATTTTCCATTTTCACCCCGCCTGAATATAATAGTGAGATTATAACATAGTTTCTATAATTTGGGAATGCATTTTAATCAAATTGTTTAAATCGTTTTTAAGGTAATATTGACAATGTCGCTAGCTTGTGATATCTTGATTTTACATTATTTACTTTGGGAGAATTATCATGGATAAACTTAACGAATTTAAGATACTAGAGATGCTTTACAGCCAATTGAAGGAAATGAATGAGACGCTTTACGATATCAGAAAGATACTTAAAGAATCACAGTTAAAGGCAACAGAAAACAATTCGGGGGTTATGAAAAAACTTAAGGAAATCGATGACAACCTGAGCGATGCAATAAACGATTTGTAATCACATATTTTTTAAGTAATCATCTTCTTTATTCCGAGAAATCCCCCTCGGCGCTTTACAAAAGGAAGGAATACTGCTAATATATTTGTGCGGGCAATTGACTCAGCTGGTAGAGTGCCTCCGTCACATGGAGGAAGTCAGGGGTTCGAGTCCCTTATTGCCCACCACCAAGACACACGAAAAAGGAGCGTATAATCTCGCTCCCATCGTGTGTCTTTTTTGTTGTTTTTCTCCCGTTTTCGCCTATTTCCAGCTACCCTCTCAAATACTTTTAAGAAATATTACTTATCGTTCATTTGGTCTTTGTTAAATTAGGGATATGTACCCACCCATCTATTCGAACAATATCGCTTGTATTTTGACCATATCGAACGAAAAGGCTGCTTAGGTTCCATAATGTTTATGGCAATATAGTATATGATTGGTTAGACCTTAGAACTAGCTTTTAGCACACGCTTATACTATATTAAACATAAACCATTAAAAACTATCTTATTATCTTATCAAAAAACGCATTTTAATTCATTTATTTAACATATATCTTTTTTTCGGAATCTTAACAGTGCCATGGTTAAAATTACGCTTGCACTAATAACGCTTATCAATATAGCTATTATTATGTTGTTAGCATTAAGTTTATAAAAGATTTTATCAATATTGATATTGAGTGGTAATAGCCAATTTATAAGCTTGGAGGGCAGATTAAGCCCCTGTTGTAATGCCTCGAGTATATCATTAGAAAAACATAATATTAAGGAAATAACAACAGATAAGAAGTTTTTTCTAAAAATTAAAGATATTCCCAACGCTGTTAAACTACTAACTAAAATTGTAAATATTGAAAAACAAAGTTGTAATAGTAGTGATGAAAATGCTGGCAGAGCAAAAGCTCCCGTTGTCGTTGCGTAAATCAAATACGTCGATTTTATTGGAAAGAATACGGTAATTGCCGCAAAAGCAAAGAGAGCAAAAGAGAGCAAGAAAATAAGTGACTTAATTATTTCAACTGCCCATTTGTATATAACGTATTTAACTCGTCCCAACGGAAGCACCAAAGTCAATTTTGCCTGTCCTTTTTCAATTTCGGAAGGTATTATCGTTGATACTTTTATTACTAAGTATAGTTGTAGGATTAATGACATTATGCCGATAAAGGAAGTAATCGCACTGGCACCATTTTTATTATCAAAGCTATGATATTCTACTGCGCGTTCGTATGGAATGCCTTTTTCTTTTAATACCTCCATTGCATTGATCATTCTTTCCAGTGCAGCTATATTGTTCTTTTTATTAGATAGTATTATTATATTTGCATTTGCTTCAATGGCTTTTTCATACTCAGTTTTTTCGAAAGCAAGTGTTGTCTTGGAATCTTCCAAGTTGATTTGTAATTCCTCTATAGAGCTATACTCATTTATAGAATATAGACTTTTTTTATCAAAGTTTGCGTTTTTAATTACAAACAAAGAAACAATTATCGTTATCACGATACTAAGACCTATTAGAGCAATAAATAAAACTAACTTTTTTGCTCGGAAAAGTTCAAACCTTAAAAATCTTATGAACATTAGTTTCCTCGCTTATGTATTCACTTTCCAAAACGCTTACATTTTTTATATCAATTAAATTAGGCGACATATCAATAAGGAATTGCTTCAATATATTCGCATCACCAAACAAAATAATTCCATTATTCTGACAAAGAAAATCATATCGTGTTGCCAATTTAGTTATTCTATTCAGTTCATCCTCGTTGACGAATTCGATGGCGTAACGGTGCGTTGTTTTACTTAAATCTATTGAGCGACTGATTTTGCCGTTCTCTATCACGATAGCCCGATCACATAAACCTTCCAATTCGTTAATATTGTGACTGGATATTATAATCGCAATATCTTTATTCCTGATTTTTTTAATGAATTCCCTTATTTCAGCAGCGGTAATCGGATCGAGCATAGATGTCGGCTCGTCCAATATTAGAACGTCGGGTTTTCGCATTAAAGCAATCAATAGGCAAGCTTTTTGTTTCATTCCTGATGAAAAAGCAGATATCTTTTTATCAAGTTCACACTGCAAATTAAGAATTAAAAGAAGTTCAGATACAGCTTGTTCCGTAGTGCAAGAAGATAATATTTTGAAGTATTCTATGTTTTCTTTCAGTGTCATATGGGCGAAAAGGGTCGGGTATTCAATAAGCGCGGATACTTTAGCAAGACTTTTTTTATGCTTCGTTATATCTACGCCTTTTACAAATATTTTGCCGCTATCAAAACGCCATAGTCCTACTAAACATTTCAATATGGAGGTTTTTCCTGCCCCGTTTCTCCCTATCAACCCGACAGTTTCTCCGCGATCAATCGAAAACGAAATATCGTCTAATATAAGTTTCCTCCCTATGTTTTTTTTAAGGTGTGCGATCTCAATCTCTGAATTCATTGTTTTTCCGTTTGGATTTTTATGCTAAGTTTCTGGCTATTTTTTTCAAACATTACTGAAAAATCATCAGTAATGTGTTTATGCACAAACTTATTTGGAAGTAAACGAATATTAATTTGACTTTCGTTCTCTTCTACAAAAAATAGTCCCGAACTTTCGTAAAATATTTTTACGCTTTCCATAGTGCCGCTCAGGTCATATGAAATATTTGTTTCAAAGGAATATGTTTCGCCTGCTGAAAAAGAATTTGCTGTAATACTCAATAGATGAATAGGGAAGAGTACATAACTTCCTGTTTCTATATCGTAGGCGACTGCTGACATAAACTGATAATCTCTATCATTATGAAGTTTGCCGATTATAAGGTAATCTTTTCGGGCTTCACTTAAATTCTTCGTTATTAGCAGGAAGTTATCATTAAATAATTCGCACAATTCATTTCGTTTGGTCAACTTCTCTTTGATTTCGGTAATGCTTAAGTCGACCGTAAATGTGCAAAAATCGCCTCCCGAATATGTGCTACTTGGTTTTATTCCAAGTGAGTAACTATTACCACTAACAACGGAAATAAGCTCCACCGTTTTTTGCCTATTATCACACGCACTCAAAGATGATATGCTAAACACTAATATAAGCATCATACATATTACAATTATTTTGCGCATATTCATAGCCTCCAACCTGTTCGTGGCTCTGGGGCTGTCTCAAATTGAGACAGCCCCAGATATATTCCACCTTGTGAATTTAAGAAATTTTCATAAAACAATTAGACCCTATCGTAGGAGATTCAAGCCAAACTGAAGCGTAGCCTGACCAGCCATAGTGTACTCTATACTTTCTACTAGCATTTAGGAAACCATAATTGGCATAATCATATGCAACAACTGCATGATTAATGTTGCCAGAGGCACCATTAGGTTGTTTAAGACTGCCAAAAATGACAACGGGGTAACCATCGTCCAATGTAGATTTGACATTTGTATTTAAGAAGTACCAAGAGTATGTCCATGGCTCAGTATTAAATACTTCATTCAAATATGCTCCAATAACTACAAACATATCATAAGAATAGGTTCCGCTAAAATTTGTTCCAGAAGGGTCCTCGCCGGCTAATTCCAGCAACCTATTGGTTAATCCAGGTCCATTCATTGTTTTGTTGTTAAAATCAACGAAAGAACCATTGGATATTAGACCATAATCAAATGCAAAGTAGTTATAACCTAATATAAGATTTGTAGCTATGTATCCACACACGCCGCCTCCTCTATACCCCATTTGGGTAGAAGTGCTTAATGCAGGGAAGAATGTTGTCATACCAATCCGTGCCGTAGTAGTTCTTGTTAGTAAACTATCTTTTTGAGCAACAATGCCACGAATTGCGGCTATATCACCTGAATTCGTTCCATCATTTATGTAACTAAGGTTTTCAGAAGAAACATTATTGCAAAAAGCATTTGACATTTCACGGCTGTCTATAGCCATTTCAGTTATAGAAGAAGTCGGAATAGAAAGATCTGATTTTAAAGTATGTTTAAATTCATTGTTTTGTAAACAATAATACTGCATTCCTCCGCCATAATATAGATTTGAATTATATCCTAAATATGGCGAATAGCTATCTTCTGCATATTCAACATATTTTCCTGATGCTATATGATAAATAGCGTAGCCGATAGGACTCAATTAAAACAAAGTATATGCATTGTCATCAAAGTCTATAAGTTGCTTTGTGGATGATATTGAGGCACTCGCATCCATGTTTACGGCAATATGATTTAATGTTAGATTATAGAGTCTTTGATTTTTTGCATTATCATTAAACGCATTCATTTCTTTTACTACTCTTTCGCCTTTATTTTGCGATTGTGCAAAAGCCACGCTCGCGCTCGGAGAACAGAAAAATACTACAAGCACAGCCATTATTACGATACTTATAGCACTAATCATTAATTTTTTGTTTGTTTTCATCATAGTTTTCATATTAACCTCCTTTGGTGTCTAATTACCTTTTACTAATTTGTTCGCAGATATCGACTACTACTTATAGAACGCTCCTCCTTTATTTGCGTTCTACTTTAACTACAATCATAAAATGCTTTTGTTCCATAAATAAAAAAAATCGTATCGAATACGATTTTTTAATAATCAAAAACTCATTTATTAAATCGCTATTCTTAGAAATTTAACATTTCTTCAACTAATGTTTTTGCTGTCATTATATCAGTATCATAAATAACAATACAGTAAATATATCCTTCAAGTTCAAATGAGAAACAAAATGAGCCTGAAGAAACTTCTTCATACTTAATCGTTCTTTCATTCAAAATGTAAGAATTATCGAGATACATATAGTCCTCGATGCTTTGAATTATTTTATCATTATACTCTTTCATAATGACTATTTCTTCTATTTTGGAAGCATTAATATCATTCAGAACAATGAAACTTTCCCTTATATATAACACTTTATTTGTTTTCTTCAAGAGATACTGCTTACAAATTTCACTCGTCAGATCAAACGATAAAAGGGTATGTCCACTGTAATCTTTTATCGACGAAAACTCTTTTTCGTAAATTTCTTTTGTTTCTATTAATCTCGGATCCTCAGTGTTACCGCCATTGATTAGCATTGGCAACAATATAGCAATAACAGTTATAATACATATGCTACTTACAGCAGCAATACAATACTTAAAAACCTTATTCTTTAAAGTCTTTTTTGTGAAAGTATTTTTACTAATATATTCCTTTGCTTCAGCCGTAACGTTTGGCGAAGGCATAATAGAATTAAGACTTGAATTGATTTTTTTCTCAACTGATTGTTTTTTCATTTTAGCTCCTTTATAAAACTACCATCGAAATCTTCTTTTGTTTATATATTCATATCCTATTTTTAAGTTTTTCATAAATCGATGATATTAATCGTTGGGTTGTTACTAATGGTTTCTCTATTTTTTGAGCTATTTCTCTAACGGTTAAGTTCTCCCAAAATTTCATTTCGATTATTCTTTTTTCAAACGGGTCTAACGCATCTAATGCTTCCCTTATTGTAATTGCATTAAAAAGCTCTTCTTCTTTAAACACATCGCAAATATCAAAATGTTCCTCTATGTTTTCCATAATAAAATGATTATCTCGATTGTTTATATTGATAGCGGCGTTTTTAATCGACTTAAAAAGCCAGTTTAAACCGTTTCCTTCTGGCTTAAATTGGCTGGCGTTTTTAACCAAGTTTAATAAAATATCACTCACAAGATCTTCCGCATAATTTTTGTTGTATAGGTATTTTCTCGCCATTATATATAACAAGCCACCAAACTCAACATAGAGCTTATCTAACGATTTTATTTTTCCTCTTCCTATTTCTACTATTAGCTTGTTGACCCTTTTAACATTTTTATCCATACAACATTTACCTTATCATCTTAATACCATCTAGCTCCAGCTAAGCAAACTCTCCGACACCATGCTTTTTGATTTTTAATAGCTGTTTTACCTTTTCTCCACCATTTATACTCTTTTCTCTTACATAGCATTATTCTAACATAACTAGATCTGCTTTACAATGACTCCACTGTTCTTGGTGTTTTATAAATTGTATAAATAAAAAGACTGCTGTTCTGTTACGAATATTGTTTATTCTATATGTTTTTTTATTACCAACCCACAATTATATGTTATCTCTATCTCTTTTTGTGATATAGCCTTTATCTCTTGTACTAGGTTTTTGAACACTGTTTCATCAAAGGTGCTTAACTTTTCGCCGTTTTCAAGCATTTTTATTATCTCTTCTTTACGGTAATCAGCTAGTTGCATTTTGCCAAGCTCCGCCGATATCGTCAGCCGCTCTATGTTCAGGTTGTCTACGCGGTGCATACCTTCCCTGGATTTTTTGATGTATTTTTCCTCGGTGATTTTGCCTAACTGCCTGTCGCGCAGGCTGTCCACTATGGCTTCCTGCTCTGCTCTAATCTTGCGGTCTATCTCCGCCAGCTTGCTGTCTGCGTTCTCTTTTAGGGTATCGTTGATTGCGTTTTTTAGCTTTTCCAGGAAGGCTTCCTTGTTGCCGATAAGGTTATTGAGCGAGGTGACGAAGGCTTTTTTCAGGGCTTCTTCACTTATAGGCTTAGCTTTACACTTGCTCTTGCCTTCGTTTTCGTGCCGCTTGCATACCCATGTGTAGTATTTTTTGTATTTGTTATATTGCTGATGCCTACGATACGATTCACCGCAACAGCCGCAGATAATCATGCCGCTGAACACATACTTTCCTGAGTATTTTCCCTTCCCCGTATCGCTCGCGCTCCGCAGTTCGTTGCGTCTTTCGAACTCTCTTTGGACGCAGTCGAAGATGTCTTTCGGGATAATCGCCGGGTGGCTGTCCTCTACATAGTACATTTGCGCCTGACCCTCATTCTTTACTCTTCTGGGCGAGAGGAAGTCTGCCAGGTATGTTTTTTGCAGCAAACTGTCGCCCTTGTATTTTTCGTTCTGCAGTATCGATCTTATCGTACTTACATGCCATGAATCTCCGCCGCTGGGGGTCTTGATTTTATCCTCTTCTAAGCTGAGTTTAATATTATGTAAGCTGTAGCCGTCCAGGAACTCCTGGTATATCTTTTTTATGACCATCGCTTCTTCGGGTACGATTCTTAGGTTTCCGTACTCATCTTTCGTATAACCGAGGAACCTTGCCGTACTCATGATTACTTTGCCTTGCTCGAACCTCTTTTTTACGCTCCAGCGTATATTATTGGATATGCTTCGGCTTTCTTCCTCGGCTAGGCTTGCCATTAGGGTAAGTACGAACTCGCTGGTTTCCTTCATCGTGTCGAGGTTCTCTTTTTCGAAGTAAACGCCGATACCCCTTTCTTTGAGTTTACGGACGGTTTGGATGCAGTCCAGGGTGTTTCTTGCGAAGCGGCTGACCGACTTTGTTACTATCCTGTCTATCTTGCCCTTTTCGCAGTCCTTTATCATCTGTACGAACTGCGGTCTTTTCAGGTTTTTGCCGCTCAGTCCTTCGTCTGCATAGATGCCGGCATACTCCCAATCCTCTCGGCGGTTGATGTATTCGGTAAAGTGCCTGACCTGATTTTCGTAGCTGCTTTCCTGCTCTTCGCTGTCGGTAGATACCCTTGCGTAGGCGCAAACCCTTTCCTTATATATAACGCCCGCCGGACGGTCATCATTGATTACCTGTCTTGGCTTAGCGGGTATTACCCGTATATTAGGTTTTGATTTTGAGTTTTCCGTTGACATTGCCAGCCCTCCCGTTGTCGTATTTATTTTTTACCGTATAGCCGTTTATGAATTTGAAGGTAACGGTGTAATTGTTTATCTCTATAATCTCTAGAGCCGCTACTACCTCTGCAGTCAGCGTTTCGGCTTTGGACAGCCTGCCGTAATTTACTTCGCCCTTAGTCAGTTTTTCTATGCGCTTTTCCTGCGCCTTAATCTGCTCCACCAGAGCCGATTGCTCTCCCGTATACTGTTCTTTTACGATGTAGCCTCTCGCATACAGGCTTTTTAACTCCTTTTCGTCATCGAGAAGTTTTTTCAGCTTATCGGTTTCTATGGTGATTTCGTCGCTCTCTTTCCGCTTATCCAGGAATTCGTTATAGGCATTTATCAGCATTTCCGTTACGATACTGTCCTTAATATCTGTATTGTGGCAAGCCAGCGCCGTTTTTTCATTCTTCATCCGGCACATCCATTTGACACACTCATAGCTTTTCCCTTTACCTGATATTCTTCTCCCGTATTTTTTCCCGCATTTTCCGCATACGATTTTGCCGCTAAGGAGATAGAAGTTTCTTTTCGCTCCGTGCTTGAGGTGTTTTTCGGCGCGTTCCGCCATTTGCTTTTGCGCCCTTTCAAAATCTTCCAGTGATATAATGGCCTTGTGGGAGTTCTCTATATAAAACTGCGGCAGTTCTCCGTTGTTTTTCTTCTGCGTCATATTGATGTTGTAGTATTTTTGCATGAGGGCGTTGCCGGTGTATTTTTCGTTCTTCAGCATCCGCGGTATCGCCGCCGACGCCCACATCACCTTCCCGTACTTGGTTCTGTAGCCTTCGTCCTCCAGCTTTTGCGCAATTTTATCGTATCCGTATCCTTCCAGATACAGCTTAAAGATTAACCTTACCGCTTCGGCTTCTCTTGGGTTGACGATCAGTTTGCCGTCAATATATTCGTAGCCGTACATTCTGCCAATCTCCACGCTGCCGTTTTCAAAGCGCTTTCTTACCGACCATTTTTGGTTTGCGCTCATGGATTTCAGCTCTTCCTCGGCAAGGCTGGCATATACATTTAGCAGAAGATTGCATTTCGGGTCATTGGTGTCGATGCCTTCCTCGTCAAACTGTACGGGGATATTCAGCTGCCGTAACTCTCTTATGGTTTCTATTGTTTCTATGTAGTTTCGCGCAAACCTCGCTATGGACTTCACGAAGATTCTGTCAATTTGACCGCGTCTGGCTAGATCCAGCATTTCGTTCAGCTCGGCGCGGTTTTTCATACTCTTTCCGCTCAAACCCTCATCGGCGAATATTCCTATATATTGATAAGACTTGTTTTCGGAAAGCTTTCGTTTCCAGTATTCCGATTGGGCAAAGAAGCTGTGCAGCTGGTCTTCCTTATCCGTACTGACACGGACGTAGGCGCACACCCTTTCCTTGCCTTTTTCGGCTCCTTTTATTTTTACAACTCTCACTTGTCCCTCCGATTTTCTTATCTTTTCTATGGTAACGGGAATTATACCGACAATGTTTTCATAAGTCTAGCGTAAATCCCTTGAATAACAAAGAATGTTCAAAGCTTTTGCATAATCAGCCGAACCTCTTCTGAAGTGAGGAGATTATCCTTTTGAAAGCTCCTAAGTAACGCAACCGCCAGCTGGTATTCTAAAGAATTAATCTCCATTTTCTTCCTTCTCCTTGCCTAATTGCTTGATGATTTGATTGCAACCTGTTGCCGATAATCCACTCGCGCCGCCCGATATGATAGCAACCAGTATGTTGGATGCTGAGATAATATCTGGTATGCCGTAGTAACAAACTATGCCGAGAATTGCGCCCAGTCCTGCCGATACCAAAGGGATAAACCTCTTGAATTTTTCGCTGTTATTTGTTGCGTACTTGATTAGATTGACCGTCCAATAAACGATTGTCGCGATTGCCGGTACGCTGATAATCTGTAAATAATCCATATTTGTTCCTCCTTATTTATGAGCGTTGCGCTCCAATAGATATTCGTACATTTCCTTATCGACCTCGCCGTACTCCTCGAGTGCCGTATGCATTTCACCGTTGGTTTTGCCGTCGCGGAGAGCAATACTGTTGGCTACCGTAAGCTTGCCGACTGCGTTTATACTCTTAAGTATAAGAATGTTTTCTTCCGCCTTCACGGCGTCCCTACACTCATCCTTTTTGTCTTTGCGTTTGAAATACCTCTGTAAAAAGAAGAGCGCCATCCCGCTGATGACGCTCGCTCCTACGCTCAATATAATTGTTAAAACTTCCACGCTTCCTCCCCTCAGCAATCCTCAATGCTGTCGTTCATGCGCTCTTTCAGCTTATTGTAATAGAACTCGTAACCGATAGCTTCGCCGTTATATTCGCCGCAATATATCTGCGCCTTTGTGGTAAGACGTATCGGGTCTGTTATCCAGCTTTCGTCAAATCCGTATCCCTCCAATAACTCTTTGGATACCGTATATTGAATTTGCGGTAATATGCTATCCCCATATTGGTAGAACCTTTCGAACACCGCTTGGGGCATAGGTTCAAGTGCGTTCATCTCTGCTTGCTTGGCTTTTAACTCCGAGTACACATCGAGTATTACACCCTCAGAATCAACAATCTCTTCCGCGCTTTTGCCGAGGGCCTCGCACCCTGAAATCAGTTCTTCATACAAGGTTGAAAGCCTTTGCTGAACATTATTAAGAAATACGTTTAAGAGCGGTCTTCTGTCTTTTTCCTTTTCCCTGTCCTCTGTTGTTTGATAGGTTGAGAATGCCACAATAACGGCAGTGCCCTTTATCATACATTCGTCAAAATCTATCTTGTAATAGTTGTTTGTGCTTTTTTCTAATATCGCCATAGCTACTCCTTTAATAATAAAAAGCGACATATCCTGCCGCTCCGCTTCCGCCGCTTGTTGAACCAAACAACTTATATGCTCCGCCTCCGCCGCCCGCTCCCCAGCCTGAAGCCGAACCGCCGTTAGCTCCTGCACTGCTTCCGCCCGAACCGCCGTTACCCATAGGTGAACCGCCTCCACCGCCGCCGCTAGAACTTCCGCCGGATGAGCCGCCGCTGCCGGTAAAGTAGGTGATTTGTTGCGCTTCCGGCGAATAGTTGTAGAAATTCACCGCGCTGGTAGAGCCGGCATTATTTCTTGACGCGCCGTTACCGCCGCTTTTTGCCTGTATGACATAGAAATCACTTCTTTGCGGACTGATAACATAAGTAGTTCCACCGCTTCCACCACCGCCGTCTCCGCCCTTTTGACCGCCGTTACCCGCTTCGGCATCGGCAAAGGAATTTTGATTTGCGCCGGGGATTGAGGAATTGGCATACAACATCACATCCGATTGTAAACCGTTGCCGCCCGCGCTGTTTCCTCCGCCGGCACTTCCTCCCCATCCTGCGGTGTAGGTCATTTTTCTTCCGGCGAACAAACGAAACACTGCAAAAATATATCCTCCTCCGCCGCCACCACCGGCTGAAGCTGTGGAAGAACCTCCGCCTCCTCCGCCGCCTCCGCCGGCGTAACAGGTAAACAGCCAGTTCCAATTTTCCGCTTGCGTGCAAAGCCTGGTTCCGTCCCTCGCGCCTTCGGTGCCGCCAAGCCAAATATCACCTTCGGCAAACTTCTTTATTAGCCCTGATGAGTAACCTCCGGCAGAATATCTGAAAGTATATCCCGGTCTATACCCTTTCGCCGAAAGCTCTAAGCTTGTTCCTGCTTTTTTATACACTCCGCCTAGCGCCTCAGTGCTGTATAAATAACCGCTGACATAGCTGATAAATTGTTCATTTGGATAATTGGTTGCTCTCGTATTTCCGCCAAACCAATAGTTTGCCGTATTTATCGGTGCTTTGTTTCTGGTATCACCGCTTCCGTACGCAACCTCGCAAAGGGTTGTCAAATCCGTTCCGTTTTTTGCGTATCCCATAACTTTTCTCCTTATGATGTTGTGTCGAAGGTTCCGGCTTTAATCTTCGTTATTGTCTGCGTGCCGAGAAATACATTGGATATGTAGTTTAACACGCTGTCAAGATTGGTGTTATTCCCAAGTCCCGACCTTGCCGTTACCGTGATTCCGCTTCCCGATATGCTTGCAGTCATCGTTCCGTCAGTTGCAATTGACACATTTCCGCCGCCCTTGACCCCGCCGACAGCACTTGCTGTTGCAATAGGAAGTCTTGCGACTGCGATTGTTCCCGTCAAAAGGCTTGCGGGGACTTCTGTAATTGGAATGATAATATTTGCTGTGCCGTTAAAGGACTGCGCCGTTCCCGTTATTCCCGAAACACCGATTGTCCTTGCGGTAGCTAATTTTGTAGCACTCCCTGCGTTGCCTGATGTTGGTATACTTGCCGTACCTGTAAGTAGCGTTGCAGGTATACCCGTTATCACAATGGCAATGTCTGCGCTTCCGTCAAAAGCTACCGCCGTTGCGGTTACTCCTGACAGTCCTATGTTTTTTGCGGTTTTCAACTTATCAGCGCTTGCCGCATTTCCTGTTGAATCAAGTGCAACCGTACCCGTAAGTAGACTTGCCGGTATTGCGGTTATCGGAATGGTAATAGCCGCTGTTCCGTTAAAGCTTTGCGCTGTTGCAGTCACTCCCGAAAGACCGATATTTCTTGCCGTTGCAAGCTTTGTTGCCGATGCGGCAAGAGTTGCTTCCGCCACTGCTCCGCTTATCTTGCTTCCCGATATGTTTCCACTGATGTCGCTTTCGGTAATTACATCCTTAAAAGCCAACGCTTTGAGATCAGCAAACCACTTCCGTACTTTTCCAAGACTTGTACCGAGTGCCTCGTTCGCCGCAAGGTTTACTCTGCTTGAAGCCTGGGTGTTCGGCATAACCGCGTCTTTTGCCTGCGCCGAGGTTATCTTTGTGTCCTGTGTTTGTTTAAGATATTTTTCGTTTTCGGCAAGCTCATTAAAGATTGAAGGCTTCACCTCATCGCTTGCCACATAATTGCTTTTCGGCTCATTCCAGGTCGCCATAGTTCCTCCTTCAAAGAATTTTCAAAAACCCATTGATATTTATTTTATATTCGAATATAATAAGAGTAGCCTTTAGAGGCTAAAAAATGTTGTTGAGGCTTTGGGGAATTGTACCCCAACTGTATTCAACAACTTTTTTGTTCATTAAATCAATTTTCCTCTGGTATCTTGTGATAATCCTCCGTCAAACTGGAACCGGTTGTATTCATTCAAACAAACACTCTCATCGCCGTATCTGTCCTTTATAACGAAAGAATCCTGCAAACCAAGTGCAGGATCTCCTCTCCAAGTTATTTTCAGATTGCCGTTTGCCGCCGTCAGCCGTGATAATATCAGTTCACCGATTTCCTTTGCCCGCTCAAAGCTTTGGATAAGATCACTGCTTGCGTAAATGTATTCCTGCTTGCCCCATTTTTCTATGGATTCCTCATCCATAATTGTTACCGTTTGAGTCGCCGTTGTAAGAGAGTATCCCTTGACTGTTACGGTTGTGGTAACGGCATTTGCGTTGTTATTCTTCAGTACAAATTTACCGGCATTGACTCCGCTGTCAAATGATATCAGTTCAATGCCAACACTCGGCAAAAAGCTGATTGCCGCATCCGAAACATATCCGCTATAGTCAACGGTCAAGGTTTTTGTTTCGCCGGCAGCAATCGTGATTATGCCTTCATAGGCTGTTATCAGCGTATTTGTTGCTTCTGCCTCGGTGTAGTTCACTTCAACATAGTTGCAAAAGTCGGTTTTCCTCGTATGCTTTTCGAACGCGGTTATCCTGTTTGCGGCGATTATTATGTTAGTGGAGTTTACAACCTCTTTTTGAAGCGTCAAAATATCGTTTCTTGCGACATATGCGTTGCACATTCCGGCATAGCACACTTCTTGCAAACAGTCCCACGCGCTGCCCTTTTTCATAAAACCGCCGTAAACAATATCATTTTGCAAGGCTTCGTCTATACTGAATTGTTCTGCCGTCAATCCGCTTTTTAAGAGGATATCCTCGGCAATATCGTAAAGGTTCGCCATAGCCGTGTAAGGGTAGCCTGTGTAGGTAATCTTCTGTAGATTGTATAGCTTATCCACGCATTTCAGCTTTACCCAAACATCTCCTTGCGGCACATTCCAGTCATCCGAATAAAAGGTGCCAAATTTTGTGTACTCCACACCTCCGCTTCCGTTATCGATACCGATATAGGGTATAACCTTTCTGTTCAAAAGCACCAGCGACTTGAGATATCCTCTGTCGAATTTTCTTTCCTTATTATATATGGTAAAGGAAGCTGTATCGCTGTTGATGCCAAAGCCAACCTCTCCGTCCTTGCAAAGCTCCTCCAGTATTTCGAATTCTTTCAAATCCGCGCCTTCATAATCTTCTTTTACGGTATCAAAGAATTGAATAATCTTTGCCTTTGCGTTCGGGGTGCTCCATTTGTAAATTGTCAGCTTTATTGAGGTAATGTCTTCAAAAGGGTCATCGTATTTAAACGATATTGTTACATTGGTATTGCCTGTATAGCTTTTGGTATCGACTAGCGTATCTTCCCTATATATTTTGATGTCAAAATCGACAGGGTATTGGTTCAGCTTGCTATCTCCCGTGATTATCCACCGTATCAGCGGCCGCGCAAGGAAATTGAGCTTCAGCCAAGGCGGTGTGCTGAATATGTCATCGCTTCCGCAATGCGTATTACTCCACCATCCCGTAACAAGTCCAACATCATTCATCTGATAACCGCCGCCCATAGTACAGTTTCCGTCCATCGTGCAAGCCTTAATTGTCGGCTCGGTAAAGCCGCCGTATACTTGGGAAGGATTTGATATTTCGCCGCTCCCGGAGGTCTCCGCCGACAAGTCCATACTGATATCGCTGTCCGAATAGATTATTGTTACTTTGCCGAATACTCGTCTCGGATTGTCGCTGTATTGCACCTTATTACCTCCTTTTTTGCATAAAAAAGCACTACCGTTAGGTAATGCTAAATATTACTAAATTAAATTTCTTTAAACTGGTTTGCTTCTCTCTTTAATAACTGTCTTTATGTCACCTTTTTTATCTCTAACATATCTAGCGCAACAAATATCATCATGTATTACTATATCAATAAATTTAATCCAGTCATTCAATAAGACATGTGTTATATTTTTATCCTTAACATAATCAGAATTAACAAAAAAACCTTCAGCCATTTGATTTTCATTAAAGGAAAATAATAAACAATATGAATGTATTAGCCAATTGCATAAATCCTTAATATTTATAGTTGCTTCCATTAGGCTATTCATGTCATAAAGAAAGTTAAGTTTGTCCTTATTAAATAAATCAGGGTTGTTTAAACAATTATATTGTCGAACATTAAAAGAGTAGTTATCACAACCATCAGAAAGCTTGTTTGAGTTCATTAGCTTTCTAACGCAGAATGCACTTGTTAAAACAAAATATTCCAGTTGGTCAAGTTTTCTTTCACCACAACCATTTGTAGATAAAAGCTTTCTTGTGTATAATAACTCCCTGTTTAGTTTTTCCTTCCAAAAAAATGAAAGATCGGAAGAGCACACGTCTGAACTCCA